TAATGCACCTTGAGCAAATGGACCACCAAATTCATCCCATGCATTTGTATCACAATCTCCATTGTATATATTTGCACCACCCATACCTAAACCTGTACCAGCATTATTTAATGCACCTGTATATGCTGAGGTTGCCCAATCTAACCAACGGTTACCACCACCACCAATTATTGTATGATAAACTTCTCCTGCTAATGCTGTGTATTGACCTGCAGCATCTGCCCAGCCATTATTTTCAAGCCACTTCATTATTCCAGAATATTGATCTTGAATATCATTTAGATAGTATTCTCTACCTCCTCTGTAGTAAATATATACTTTATCATATGGTAATCCAGATGATCCTGAATTAGCACATCCTTGATGCCATGGTAATGGATCACCACCTCCACTAAATACGTCTTTTAATTGTGGTACACCACAAACCCATTGAACTGTAATAGTTCCCCATACTATTGGATTAGATGATGTTTGTGTAGCTTGAAATAAATAATTAGCTTGCATTTGTGATTGATCCACAAATTGAGAAGTATCCATAGTACCATTATTATCTATTAATACATGGTGTACAGAATTATCATATTTTAAAGTAATTTGATTACCTTGTGGAGTACAAGCTTCTTTCCATTCAACATTGCATTTACCTGAAACGGTTGGATAACATGATGTAAAAGTTGTTGGCATAAGTCCTAATTTTATCTTGCTGTTGTTGGTGGAATTACTACTTGTCCTGGATTAAATGGTGCAGCTACAGTACTTTTAGGTTTTGTTAATGATTCATTATAAATATTTAAACATCCTTTATGTACATGTTTACCATCTCCTGCAGTTGTTTGTTGACATCCGCATCCTATTGCTTTATTACAGTGTGCACAATTCGCCATTATTTTTTTGGTTTAATTAACAACATTCACTACTACAAGTGATTTTTTCTAATTTCTTTTTTGCATAATTATATAGTTGCATTCCTTCATTAGGACTTTGACAATATTCTACTTTTGCTTTTGCAGCATCTATCATTAGTCTAATAAAATTTAATTCCCTATATAAATCTTTTTGTTTGCTTTTTGGTTCACAAGGTGTTATATCCATATCACAAAGTTTCTTATAATAAGATTTCATAATACCTGTAATTCTCAAATGATTATATTCAACATATGTTCTATCATTAGGAGCTACACTATAACGTATAACATATATTCCATCTGGAATAGCTGCTCTACTACTTGACCCTGTTAATGCATTTGCTGCTACAGTAGTTACTGTATTACCACACGCATCTGTAGTTGATGTTAACTGACCTGATTGTGATGTCCCTGTACAACCTGATGTTTGAATCCCTAATGAACATGAGTTTATTGCAAGATCAAAACCTGGTTGAACTTTTATTAAATTACCTTGATTAAATCCAGGAGGAGTTATAAGTAACTCTCCGCAATCTACATACAAACTATCTGTATATTGACTAGTATCTTTTACTCTAAAAATTTCACAATTTGCTACTGTAGGAACCTCTAGACTAAGTATATGTTTATTTGCCATATTAATATAATGTTTAAAATAGGACCACTCTTCAATAATAATATACAAAAAATATATAAAATAAAAAAAGAGTGAGACGTTTAAATCTCACTCTCTTTAAATAATATGATTTAACTAACTGTTAAACTGGAGGATTTACACCAAATCCTTCACCTGGTAAGAATGTACCACCCATATCAGTCATTGTAGAACCTGCTCCAAATACTCCTTCAGCAAACTTGTTTAAAGTTGTTTCCCAAGCAGCTGTAACACCATTTGTACAAATTTTGATTAAATATTGATCATTATCAAAAACGCCAGTAGGGTTGTTGAAACGTGGAACTGAATGTAAAATATAGTAACAAGTATAATCAGCTGAACGTGTTATACCATAACCAGCATCATTTGGTCCAACTTTTTCTACTTCTCTGATTCTAGCTGAATCTAAGTTTCCTTGATTAGTAGGATGTTGTCTATATCTATCCATCATCATAACATCTCTAAGAACTAATTCACCTTTAGTTTCAGATGATTTACCTACAGTTCTTGTAGTAGTCATACAAGATGAATTACATGGATCACCACTTTCATCTAATTGAGAACCAAAAATTTGCATTGGTTCAGTTGGATAAAAATCTCTAGTATCAAAAGAACAGTCACCAAATACAGTCATAGAGCTAGTGTCAGTAATAGTAAATCTACCTTTATTACCAGCAACAACAGTTGCATCTGCAGTATAACCTTCTAATAGACCTATTGCAGTTTGTTGTTTTTCATATCTAGTATTACCAGTAGCAGTTGCTGAATCAGTAATAGTAGTCCATCCACCAGCATTTTGATCATGCTCAACTTTTACATCTACTAATTGACTAAGAATTGGATCCTTAAGTAATTGAATAGCCATGTCAGCTAAAACTTTAGCAGGATCTTTGTGTGTTTGTCCTGTTGGACAACAGTATCCATCTCCTCCTAAAATTTTGTAAGCATTTCTATTCATTGCTCTAAGCACTGGAGATCCTTTTAGATCTATTCTATACAATGCTTCATCAGAACATGGGAAACATGTACCAGTAGCTTCTACTACAATTTTAGCAGTTACAGCAGTAACAGCTGCTTGTTTTCCAATAAATCTTACATATCTTGGATTAATAACTTTAGATTTCCAAGACTCTGCATATCCTCCGTGAAATCTATTTCCACCTAGAATATCATTTGCCGCACCAGCAACACCTGTAGCACTTCCTAACGGTGAGCCCATTGCAAAAAGTAAATTTGTCTTACCAGCAGCAAGAACAGTGTGAGTAGCAACATTATAAGTATCTGCTTGTATAAAAGCACCTTCATTTGCTACTAAAACACTTGAATCTTCACCACTGTTATGAGCTGCAAACGAACCTGGGGCAAACGTTTGCTGGAACGCGTGATTAAAATAAGCCATTTTTTTTATGCCTCTTTATGTATTCAGAGGACTTTTTTTAATTAATATAAAATAATGTCCTTTATTTAAAATACTACCAGGACTTAGTATTTAACGGTAGTACATATATAATATAACATTTTTATTTGTTATATCCTATTTTTAATTGTTTCTTTCAGCTGCTTGCATTTCTCGTCCATAGTTGTTTACATCAGCTATGTCACCTGCTATTATTGCAACAGCTTCATCAATAAATAATTCTACTAGATCATCTTTAAATTCACATTCAATATCTGCAGCAGAAGCTTGTCCTGTATAAGGATCTACACAACCTTGAATTTCAATTAATCTTGGTTGTCTATAATATGTAAGTGTTGGATTAACAATATTAAATCCATCTTGATAAATGCTTATAACATTGTTAGCAATAGTACATACTGTTTCACCCCAATCAAAATCAGGTTTTTTTAGTTGATCTCTTAATATTAAATCTATGTTTGCTTCTTCTACTAAATAACAAGTCATAGATCTTGGTTCTGGACAACATTCTGATGTAGCATCTAAACTAATTCTTTTAAACTCTAAAAATGTTTCATTGTCAGGAAAGTTAGTTGATACTACACGGTCTCCCATATCTACAGTATTTAAAGGTAAATTAGTTAATAATATTTGTAAATCATCAATACGTCTCTTTGACATTTCATCTCCTTCTTGAAACATATTGTTACCATGTAAATTTCTTCTGCACCATTCAACTTGTGCTTTGTTAAAAGCTTCAACAATTTGCCAACACTCTATATTATCATAGTCATTGCTTGCTATTTTATTAAGCCTTTGTCTAAATTTTATTTGAATAGTTTGATTTAACATGATTTATGATTCCCAATAATTTTTAATTTGTGATAACATTCTATCTAATATCTCTTCATTTAAAGGATTCTTAAAGAATTCTAAAATCTCTTCATTATTTTTACCTAATTTAACTTTTGTTTCAGATTCTATAATCCA